CAGATCTTCCATGCCTGATGTTGATCGTACGTATTTCTACTTAAGTGAAACGCTAAATATAAAAGCACACTTGAGGAATACGAAGGATCAATTTAATGTTAGACGAAGCCCAGAGGAAGGATTTGAGGAAAACCGCAAAAAGACTAATTAAGATTGCAAAAAAACACCCAGAATGGTATACTGATTCTGAGGTTAGATACGCTAAGATGATAAAGCGTCAAAACAAAAAACTAAAGAAAAACAACGATGAAAATCTTTCTTGATACTGCCGACTTTGATCTGATTAACGAAAGGGTTCAGACAGGTCTTATAGACGGTGTGACAACAAACCCATCACTTATACTAAAAAGTGGTGGAGACCCAGTAGAGACTGTTAAGAAGATCGCTGAGGAGTTTCCTTACTTTGAGTCTATTTCTGCTGAGGTAGTTGCAGAGACTGCTCCAGAGATGATAGAACAGGCTCAAGATTTTAAAGAATATAAGAATGTTACTATTAAAGTACCATTAACACTAGAAGGATTGAAAGCTTGTAAGATACTTGCATCCGATGGATTTACTGTTAATGTAACACTTTGTTTCTCAGTTGCACAGGCTGTTCTTGCTGCAAAAGCAGATGCCACTTATATTTCACCATTTGTAGGTAGGGTTGACGATAATTCCTTTGATGGTGTAGGATTGGTTGGTGACATCTCTAGTCTATATAAAGAGCACCTATCAAGGACACAAGTTCTTGCGGCATCTCTTAGAAATGTAGCTGATGTTGCAAAGTGTTTCTCAGTAGGAGCGGATGTTGTAACTATGCCCCCTACAATATTTGATAAGATGTATAATCACATCTTAACTGATAAGGGACTTGAACTATTCCAAAACGATTGGAATTCTATTAATACAAAATAATGGCATTATCGACACAAGTAGAGGAGGGATTACGAGCGGCTGAAAAAGAACTTCGTGAGACCCTTGCTTTTGCTGCTAGAGCAGAAAAACCTTATATTGTTAGAGAGATTGGAGGTATGATTTCTCATATCGATAATTTACTTTCAACAGATAGTCTATTTGATAGAATGGATAAAGTGATCAATGAGTTAGAAAAGGATTCAGATGACTGAAGACTGGAGATACAGTGAAGAGCGTATGAAGCTCCGTCAGGAAGCGTTTAAAACCCTCAAACCTTACCTTACTTTAGACTATGCCCGATCCGTCTATGAATTCTGCGATGAATGGATATCGCAGGGCAACAAATCAACGGAAGGACTCGAAAGTAGTTTTCTTAGACGCTGCGAGGACGAAAAAGGTCAAAGCAGACTCTGTAGTTAGAGTTTATGATCATGACGGAAAATCTTACACCGAAGGTAGAATACTCTGTTTATTACCAGAGTATTTTACCGTTTGTATTAATGAGGAAACTTTAACAGGCCTAATTTGTTATAGACACAATTGGGAAAATGTTGAAGTAATTGAACCAATACCTATTAGAAAGATGTTTAGTATTTACGGAAAAGAAGGTTGTAGTGTTTGTAACAAACTAATAATGGTTATGGACATGATTGGAAAGGAATATGAGTATAAACTTCTTGGTGTGGATTATACTGAAGAAGATTTTGAAACTAAATTTCCTGGCAAAAATATGTTCCCTCAAGTAGAGTTGGATGGTCAATATATTGGAGATTGTAAAAAGACTATTAATTATTTAAAAGAACACAGGGTCATTTGATATGGCACTTGGAGACATCGACATAAATAAGGGCGTTGAACTTTTACTAAAAGGAGAACCTAAAACACCAGAACCCAAAAAGACTTTTGAGTTAAGATTTGAAGTCCTGAACAGGGAAGTCAATCTTTCTCTAGATATTAAAAAGAAGACATAACCACGGAGAGGAGCTATGGAAGCTACAGCACTTGTTATAATGACTTTATTGTGCGTGACATTTCTGATGATTGGTGGTATAATAGGCTGGTTAGCACAACAAAATAAATTACTCTATTCACCTCAATATGAACAGGTTGCATATGCACATCCAGAAATGTTTGATGAACATGGTAATTTGATCCCAGATGAGATTTTAGCACTTCGATTTGAAAACAACTATGACGACAGTGAAGAAGACACCGACGAAGAGGAGTAAAACTACAACTACTCGTAAAAGGGCTACTATAAAGAAGCCTACAGCTACACGGAAACCAAGAACAGTGGCAGTTAAAAAACGGGAACTGCCACCCAACCCATTGGTTCATGAGATTTTAGAAGCAGTTGATTCTGAAAAGGTTCATACTAAAAAGGTAGATCTAATTAAGACTCATTGTAACAATGATGGCATGAAGATGCTTTTCATTTGGAATTTTGACGAAAGTGTCATATCCATGCTTCCTGATGGACCTGTTCCTTATCAACCAGTTGATGGTGATCAACAGGCAGATCCAGAAAAGGGAATGCCTCAGAGAACTACTGTTCGTAATGGAGGAAGACAATTCTATCGTTTTGTCAAAGGTGGTGATGATTCTTTGAATAAGATAAAGAGAGAAAGTATGTTTATTAATTTACTTGAAACTCTTCATCAAGAAGAAGCAGAAATTCTTATATTAGTTAAGGATAAACAACTAGGTTCAAAGTACGGTGTTACTAAAGAACTAGTTGCAGAAGCTTTTCCAGAGATTACTTGGGGGAACAGAAGTTGAAGATAATTCACGAAAATTGTGATCCTAAACTAGCACAGGATAAGAAACTTCCTTATACAGCTTATCTTGTTGAATATCGTAATGAGGATAAAACTTGTTACGATATTGCTTTAGGCGATAGTACGGTTGAGATGTTTGACTATTATTATGATAAGTACAAAAATGTCGTAAGATGGAAACAATCTGATGGTCAGGTCAATCCTAAGTTATGGAAATCTTCCATGATAAAGAAGGCGGAACCTACACCACCAGAGAGAAAGACCAGAAAGAGGAAACCAAAAGATGGTGAGGAGAAATAATGGGACAAAAGACTATTGTATATCGTATCCGTCAGGATGGTGTAGTTGAGGAAAGAGTAGAAGGAGCGTCTGGTCAAGAATGTGAAGAGCTCACTAAGAACATAGAAAATAAGTTAGGAGATGTTTCTTTTAGACAACATCAACCACAGTATTATCAAACAGTTACCACAGAAGAAAATGTCACACTTAAGCACCATCAGGACTAAGATTAAAGATAAGGATGCTTTGTTGCAAGCTCTTCAAGTACTCAATTATGAGGTTGAAGTTGATAAGACTATGGTAAATCCTGCTAATCATCAACATGAAGAATTGACTGTTCATGTTACAGCTGGAAAGGATATTGGATTTAGATTGAATCCAGCAACAGAGACGTATGAATTGGTAACAGATCTTCAGACATGGAATCAACCTATTCCTGTTGAGAGGTTCCTTGATAAATTGTCACAACAATATGCAAGGACTATATTACATACAGCTGTTAAGGAGGAAGGATTCCAAATTGCAGAAGAATGGGAGATGGATGATAATTCCATCGAACTTACAGTTACGAGGTGGGATTAATGGATGAAGTGAGACAAGATCATGTTGGCCAACAAGGTAAGGTCGATATCAATGCCGAAGAATATAAGAAGGTAATGAAGAAGTATAAGAAGATTAAGAAATATATGAAGTCCTCGATATTTGCCGTGAAAACAATGGATGAGACCGAAACTTTGGTATCTGGTCTATTGAAAGAGGCAGGTGACATCCAAGATGAAGTATGAACTAATTGATAATTTTCTGTCAGAAGAACAATTCCGACCAATCTACGATGCCTTTATGGGTATGGAGATATTTTGGCATTGTTACGATGGTATAGTAATGCCTGGTGATGGAAAAATTCAATTTGTTCATCCTTTATATTCGGATTATCAACCACAGAGTCCATATTGGATGAAGTTACAACCTATATTTGATAAACTGGAACCAGTTTCATTTGTTAGGAGTAAAGCTAATCTAAATATGAAAACACCTGTTCACGATGAACATTCCTTTCACAGTGATGTTGACGATTGTATAACTTCCATTTACTATATTAATAGTAATAATGGATATACTGAATTTGAGGATGGCACTAAAATAGAGAGTGTTGAAAACCGTATGCTTGTTTTTAATTCAAATTCTAAGCATAGAGGGGTAACCTCTACTGATACCTTGAAAAGGGTGTTAATTAACTTTAACTACTTCATATAATATGGAAAAGGAAAAACTTAAAGCCGTTGTTAAAAACTTGAAATCTCTGGTAAATGTGTTAGAATCGGAAGTCTATTCTGATGTAGATGCATACACCACGAAAATTACTGATCATTTAAAGGAACCACATTATGGAAACAGTGAAGACGACGACGGATACACCGACTAACTGTATGGCGAAAAATGTATCTTTAGTATCAGTTACCCCTGATGCGGAAAAACTGATGGCTTATATTGCCAGAGTTTCTAATCCGTCCAATCAGGATAACGATAAGTTTGCTGGTTTGCTCAGATATTGTATCAAGCATAATCATTGGTCAGTTTTTGAACAGTCCTCTATGACACTGGAGATCGAGACTACTCGTGCCATTGCTGCACAGGTATTACGTCACAGGTCTTTTACTTTCCAAGAATTCTCTCAGAGATATGCTAGTACAAGTGAGTTAAAAGAGATTGAACTACCAGAACTCAGGAGACAGGATTTAAAGAATCGTCAAAACTCGACAGACGATTTGGATCCTGACGATGTAGAGAAATTAAATAGACAGATGAATACTCTGTTTAGTTCTGCAACTAATCTGTATCATCAGATGTTGGAATTGGGTGTTGCTAAAGAATGTGCTAGAATGGTATTACCACTCTGCACTCCTACTAAGATCTATATGACTGGATCTTGTCGTTCTTGGATACACTATATAAATTTACGTTCTGCACATGGAACACAGAAGGAACATATGCAGATTGCAGAAGCATGTAGAGATGTTTTTGTTGAAACATTCCCAATAGTGTCGGAAGCTTTGGAATGGATTACCACTGAAGAGGAACAAGATTAATGGCTACCTATCCTGTAAAAAATACGGAAACTGGGGAGACAAAAGAAGTTATTATGAGTATTCATGATTGGGATAAGTGGAAAGAAGAGAACCCCCTTTGGATTCGTGATTTCTCTGATCCTAGTACATGTCCAGGCGTTGGAGAAGTTGGTGAGTGGAGGGATAAACTTCACAATAAGAATCCTGGCTGGTCTGAGGTCTTGAAGAAAGCAGAGAAGTCTGCTGGTATTCAAGGAAGACTTGCAGGCCGTGGTATTAATACGAGGAACGGATAGTATGGCAAGAAGGAAAAGAGCATCAAGCAACTCTGATCCTATTGGAGTGGGAATGACTGCGAAACAAATGCGCCGCAAGAAACCTATTAATGATGGTATGTTGGTTCCTGTGGAACCAATTACTGATAATCAGAAGATTTTATTTGATTATTATGCCAAAGGTAAGAATCTTTTTGCCTATGGAGCTGCTGGAACTGGTAAGACATTTATCAGTCTATATCTGGCCCTTAAGGACGTTCTAAATGAAACTACGCCTTACGAAAAAATTTATATTGTTAGGTCTCTTGTTAGTACCCGTGAAATTGGCTTTCTTCCTGGCGATCATGAAGACAAGTCCTCACTTTATCAGATACCTTACAAAAACATGGTGAAGTATATGTTTGAGATGCCTACAGATGCAGATTTCGAGATGCTCTATGGAAATCTTAAAACACAGGAGACTATTTCCTTCTGGAGTACTTCATTTATTAGAGGAACAACACTTGATAATTGCATTGTTCTTGTTGATGAAATGCAAAACTTGAACTTTCACGAGTTAGATAGTATAATAACAAGAGTAGGAGATAACTGTAAAATAGTATTTTGCGGTGACTCTACTCAAACGGATCTTACGAAATCCAATGAGAAGAATGGCATATTAGACTTTAAACGTATCATTGAAATCATGGAAGATGATTTTGGTGTTGTTGAATTTGGTCTTGATGATATTGTTCGATCTGGTTTAGTGAGAAACTACTTGGTTACTAAACTTGCTCTTTCTTTATGACGTTTGTTCATTTAAATAAACTCGGTGATTTTGAGTTAGAAGCCAATCATATTGATGGAGTGAGGTATTATACCCTTCCCAGTGGGAAGAAAGCCCCATCAATCACTTCAATAACAAGTTTCTATAATCGTCAAATTTTTATAAATTGGCGTAAGAAAGTTGGTGAAGAAGAAGCGAATAAGATCACTAAAGTATCTACGGACAGAGGAACTAAATTCCATGAGTTGGTTGAAAAATACCTCTTAAATCAGGACATAGATACCTTAGACGATGTATTGCCATCGACCAAAGCATTGTTTCTTGCAGCTAAGAATTCCTTAGATAAAATAAACAATATTCACGCTCTAGAGAAGCCACTATATAGTGAGTACTTTGGTATTGCTGGTAGGGTCGACTGCATTGCAGAGTATGATGGTGGATTAGCCATCATTGATTTCAAGACTTCTAAAAAAATAAAACCAGAGAAGTGGATTCAACAGTACTTCGTACAAGAAACCGCTTATGCTTGCATGTATTATGAGATGACAGGCACTGTGGTGGATAAAATTGTAACTATAATGGTCGCTGAAAATGGCGATGTGAAAGTCTATGAAAAGTCGAACAAACGTGACTATATTAAACTTCTTACAAAATATGTCGAAGAATTTGTCACAAGTAAGCTCGGGGAATATGGAGAAAGACGTTGATGTACTGCTCAAAGAGAAATTCCTTTGTCAGAATAAGTTTACTAGTGATATAGAATCACTTGTACAACAATCTAAACACGGAACTAAACTAAACTATATTGAAGCAATAATTAGTTATTGTGAAGATAATAATATAGAATTTGAGTCAGTAGGTAAATTAATTACCAAACCCCTTAAGGAGAAACTTAAGGCACAAGCTACAGAACTAAACTATCTTAAAAGGACTTCTAGATCTAAATTACCAATATGATTTTTTGGATTGGGTTTATAATAATGTTCCTCAATGAGGGGTTCGTTATGATGAGACACGTATCACCATTCTTTGCAGAACAAAGAGATAAGTTGATCGAAAGATTTGGTGAAGGGTGGCAGTATTTTCATGGACTGCTAGATTACTTGTGGGTAATTGTAGTAGTTCTTGGGTTTATATTTTCACCACATAGGGTTGCTCATTTGGTTGTCTTTACTACCTTTTGGAGTGCTGCCCTTTTCGGAATTTACGTCCCTATGTGGGTCAAAAATAACGCTAAACCCTTATAAATACCTATAGTTGAAAGCTAGGTTTAACCATGAGTGAATTCTTTAAATCACCTGTTGTTAGAGCCTCAATGGCCGAAATACAGACATTACAAGAAGACTTAATGGATATTATGGCAAAGCAGGGATTTAATCCTTATTCGCCATTTACCAGAAATCATCTTAACTTGATGAAGAAACTTGTTGATAAACAAAAGAACTTCATGTTTAGATTATCCCTTGAAAAAGATGATCCAGATGCTCAGAAGATGAGAGAGCAAGCTCTCGAATCTGCTAAGTTTCTAGGCCTCCAACCAGGCCAGAATGTTGATGCTTTCTTCGATCATTTGTCCCAAACACTAGAACGATTAGAAAGTCAGATCCCCAATCAAGAGGATTGACAATTCTAACTAATACGATTATAATAATACGGACAATACAATCCAAATACAAAAATACGGAGAATATTAAATGTCATTTGCTGACTTAAAAAAACAGTCCCGCTCTGGGTCTCTCACAGAGAGATTGATGAAGAAAGTTGAGAAACTCAACGAGAAGGGTAATAATACTGATGAACGTCTGTGGAAACCAGCTGTAGATAAGGCAGGTAACGGTTATGCCGTTGTTAGATTCCTTCCTCAACATACTAACATGGATCTTCCTTGGGTTCAGGTTTGGAGTCATGCCTTCCAAGGACCAGGCGGTTGGTATATTGAGAATTCTTTAACCACAGTAGGTAAAGATGACCCTGTTGGAGAACTAAATCGTAGTCTCTGGAACAGTGGTCGTGAATCAGATAAGGATATTGCACGTAAGCAGAAGCGTAAGCTTTCTTACTATGCAAATGTATATGTTGTTAAGGATTCTTCCAATCCTGAGAATGAAGGTAAAGTTTTCATCTACAAGTTTGGTAAGAAGATCTTTGATAAGATTACTGCTGCAATGCAACCTGAATTTGACGATGAAGAGGCGATCAACCCATTCGATTTCTGGAAGGGTGCTAACTTCAAGTTGAAGATCAAACAGGTTGCAGGATTCTGGAACTATGATAGTTCAGAGTTCGGTAAGGTAGAAGCACTACTAGATGATGATAAGGCACTTGAAGGAATTTACGATAAGGTTAATGACCTAAGTGAATTCGTTGCTCCTGAACAGTTCAAGGAATATGAAGCTCTTAAGAAGCGTCTTGATGCGGTTCTTGGTGCTAAATTACCAGTAGGATCATTGAGATATCAGGATCCAGAGGTTGCCGATGAAGATAATCATCGTGAGGTTGCTGCTCCTGTTGCGACAGATGAAGAACTAAGTAAAGTTCCTGTTGCTGCTGCAGCGACAACAGATGAAGAAGATGATGCGCTTAAATACTTTCAGCAGTTAGCTGAGGAGTAAATGGAGCTAAAAAAACCGCTGATGCACGTTAGACTGCACCAGCTTGGTTTCTTCTACTGGGATCCTAGGATAGATCCTAGAGAACCAGAATATTGGGGCCCCGATGGGGGCTCCTTTTTTTATGTTCCGCTAAGTCTTGGGTTATAAGCTTGTTTTAAGTAAGTATTCTTAAATTGACTAGAATCTTTATATTTGAATATTTTCTTCATATCATTATATACAACATCCAGATAATCTATTTTGAGAACTTTAATTCTCCTCTTAGCATTATTAAGTTCGGTTTCATATTCTAAATTTGTTACTGATTTAACATTTTTATTTTGAATAGTATTTCCAGAAGCATCTTTTGCAGTTCCTACGGAATCTACAGATACTGCATCAGGTAGATTTGTATTTGCCACACCACTACTGTAATTTACTTCTTGTTGATACTCAGCATTATATGCAACAAAGTTGAAATCATAGTTGGAATCCACTTTTAATCCAGATGGAATTACTATTCTTGCATAATTATCTACCATAAAGAGTGTTTCATAGTGATGTACTTCGTTTAATTTCTCATCATTACCATACTTATCCATTAGAAACTTTCTAAAGTCATTACTTCCTAATGGCCATTCATCTCTGACGCTAATTATATTATTGCAAGTTAGGACAACCCAATCAAGTCTAGGATCCCCATAAAGTTCATTCGCAACTTGTGCTGGTCTAAGATCTTCACCAACGACGTAATCATTAAATGCGGTGAATATGGATGATAGGTCAGAACGAAGTCTGCCTCTCTTAAATAGGTTCTTTACTTGAATATATTCGTCATTAGAACTCCTATCAGTAGTCCTAGAGACGTAGTTTATATTTGGTAATTGTGAAAAGTATCCTCTAGCCATTTTAGTAACCTACGTCGGAGCTGGATGGGTTGTCTTGTTTTACAATACTTATGGGCATTAAATCCCCAAGAGAGTTTGGATTACTAGGATCAAATTCTCTACCTTCTGCAACATCTGGTGAGTAATCGGTATTATATATTGGTTCTAGTTCTGCAAATTTAAGATCCATTAGTACAGAGATTGGTTGCCCACCATCATAGGCATTCCATTGTCCGTCTGGTGCATACTGGACAGATATTCCAGTTAAAGCACATGGTTTAAATTTATTCACCCCTAGTATAGATCTTCCACCTCCAGTCATATACCTTAGTCTAAAGATATTTGGAGTACCTAGGAAGTATGATGGGGATCCAGCGTTACCTATTGTATCTCCACTTTGTTCTCCTGAATTTAGTTTTACGAGTTTTCTAGGAGCAGACCACTGTTTAAATGCACGAATAATCATTCTTATGTTGTGAGCTTCCATTTCATCTCTTGGAGTCATTCTCCATTGAAAACCAAATGATCTTAGTTTTACTCCAGAGAACATAAGTTCAGTATTAGAGTTAGCAACAATACCACCAGCTCTACTTAATATTGTTTCTGGTGTTATATCAAATCCAAGTTTTCCAGTTAATTGACTTAGTAAGTTAGCACCTATGTCTCCTCTACCTGCTTCTTTAGTACCTATAGCTGTATAAATTGATGCTTGTCCAGCGAGTCTATTTGCAGAATCAGCTAAACCAACACCTCGCATCATATCACCAGTTAAAAGACCACCACCAGCACCTAAAGCCAAAGTCGCTGCCTTTGTTCCAATGGTTTTATTGACATGTTGTAATGCTCCCATTGACATTGTCGACATGTTATCATCAACCCATGATGTTTCATTACTATCAGAAACATTTTGCCCTGGCATTGGTAATATTATTCCTGCTCCCAACTTTTTTCTATATGGTGTTTGTCTTTCAAGTCCATATCCAAGACTTGTTTTTCCCTTATCATCACCAAAACTTCTTCTCATAGAAGCTTCATATGGAGGTTGATATGAATAACAATCAATCTTCATATAGTCTTGTTCGCTGGACATATCCATAGGGTATGTCACTACCCTTTTGAACATTGCATCTTCTTTTACATCATAACTTCCACCTTGTATTCCAGCTTTTGCAACAAAAGATGCTGGTCCTTCTGTTATTAATTGCCATCCAATATTTACAGTTTTCGCAGTACCTATCAATGTATTAGTACCCCATCTGATGGGTGCTGGAACTACGTGATTCCATAAGAAAGAACCTAGATTAAATCCAGCAGCTTTATTATCTTCTACAGTCAGTGCGGTCTGATTACTTGTAACTGCTGGACCAAATCCTTGTTGATTTGCATCAGCCCATTGTGGAACTTGTTGGTCAGTTGATTGTGCGTGATTTCTTATTCCACTCTGTACTTTACCATGAATAACATTTTGCGTAGTCTCATCCAATCCTTCAAATTGAGTTGTATCCCATACTCCATTCGTGTATATTGGTTTAGCATCTATTAATACTTCTCCTGATGCATCTACTGGTAATACCTGTGCTGTTCTGGTATCACCATAGTAA